GTATCTTTTAAATTGATTACTTTAACATTGTTATATTTGGAAATAAAAGGCTTGTAGCTTCCAACTATGATTTGATTTATATTGAAATCCAGCAGAGAAGCTATTGTATCACTTATCTGATTCTGTTTGTTTAGCATTACTGCTGTCAACACGTCTTGCCTCAATTAGAACATTAAAAGATTCGGCCAAATCAGCAAATCCCTGGCTATTATAAAAGTCCTTTAGTTCTAGATAATTTTCCAAAGATTTCGGATTATCTACTATTTTATAAATGAGTTTCGTAAGATTCATTATTATAGAAGAGTAACAATATGGGTAAAGAAGATTTTGCACCACTTAGAGGCGAAGATATAAATACAACTCAATCCCCGTGGGAAGGTAGTTGTAAAATCAAACCTTGGAATTATAAAATAACAGCTGCCATCCCTGTTATTGATACTACAGAAACATTGGATATATGTTCAGAATTATTACGATTGCAAACAGAAAGACCTTATATAATTATTATCGACACAGGTAGCAGCCCACTACATGTCGAAAAACTTAAGCAAATGCAAAGTGATGACCTCGAAGTACACTTTCTTAGGCTTAATGGAGTACAACATCCATCCGATTTTCCTGCAATGGCGATGGATGTTGCTTTTGCTTTATGTAGAACTGAATTCATGTTTGCAACTCATGCCGATTGTTTCCTTAGAAATAGAAACTTTTTAAAGGAGTTGTTAGACTTGGCTGCAACCAAATCGCCAGTTGTTGGCTATGAAATGTCGCCACGAGCACATAATGACTGGAAAGGCATGGTTTCTCATACCGCAACATTATTCCACATGCCTACAATGGATAAAATTGGTTTCGGCTGGAGCCTCCGAAGATTATGTAATATTTATAGTATCCAAGATTATAAACCAAGCCCGTTACGTCCAAATTGGCCAGATACGGAAGTGCTTGGTAATTATATACTTAGGTATTATAAAATTAAACCACATTTAATTGGCAGTGAGAAGAATTTCAGTAGACAAGTTGATGACAACATAGACCACTTACGAAGTTACACATCTGGAAAACTTTACAGTCCGCCTTATTTCAAACAGGCGAAGGAGTGGTTTGAAGAAGCTAGAAAAGAAGCGTTAGAAAGAATTAGTTTGTGGAAAACAGAAACTATTTAAAGAAAGCAAGAAATTTAGTGAAGGAGGATAAATAGATAAGGCTTTATTGCTTAGATTTGGAGAATATTGAGTACAGAATATTTAAATAATAAAATTTTCGAAGAAATTATAATTCGCTTTCAATATACAAAACGAGAACGTACCAAGTATCAAATGTTTATAGATGATGTACGGAGTTCACAAACAAGAGGAAGAAAAGATGTGGATTTAAAACTGAAGGGGTTACAAGAATCGTATAGCAAAATTGATAGAATTTACTGTGAAGCTCAGGAACAACTAGCAATTGCTTTTCTTTTACTAGCCGAAAATATAGTAAAATATGCAAAATTCAATTTAATTGACATGTATGATGCCATTCAAGAAGGTGTAATGATATGTTTCGAAAAAATAGATCGGTTTGATCCAATTAAAGGCAAAGCTTTTAATTATATGACGACTTGCATTTTAAATCACTACAGGCAGTTATATCGTACTGCCAGAAATTATAATGAATTCAAAAAGAAATATCACGATTTCCTGCAAATTCAAGTAGAAAAAGTACTAATAAAACATAAACCAAGCAACAATAAGTATTACGAATTATAAATTGAACTCTTCGCCAAGAATTTGTCTGCACGCTTCTAGTGCATCTTCTAATTGTTTTGGTTTCCATCCCAATACCCTGCAAGTTCCAGATTTATTAATGCGTCCCCGTTTAGTATAGCATGTTTTTTCATTACTTAGTAATGTGTTAATGAATTCTGTATGGCCACTATCCATTAACTTTTTTAATATTTCTTGTTCTTCTAATATTTTAATAAAATTTTTACTCACAATATCTAATATAACAAGTATTTATAAAATTTCAAGATTAAATCATCATAAAATCTGGATTCTTAATACTTGCCGTCATTCCAAGTTGTGGAGGCGGGGATGGTTGACCACTACAAGCACCGCTTGATGAGCATGGATCGGGAGTACAGGTGACGCATGTGGTAGTATCTGAATATAATATATGATTAGTAAACGGATTTGTTTGAAACGCTCTATCATATCTTAAAGTAACATCAGCAGTTACAACTTCACTTGTTGTCATGTCTAATTCGCCGAAGTCTATTGTTTGCGGATAGCAGTGTTCTAAAACCCAACTTTCAATAACTTCGCCACAACCATCATAAAGCTGTAAACAAGCACAGGTTTTGAATGATAGTGGGTCAACACAAGGGAACCAATTAGAACAATCGAAACATGAACCGCAACCACCCCCAATAAATGATGCACCTTTGCATCCTCCTGAAGAACCTAAGCTTGACGGTTGTGGATCATATTGCAGTCTTAACCATGTAAAAATAGGATGTTGTTGTTGAATGCAGCGATCAAGTAAAGTTATATTTATAGGCTGCCAGTCAGGTTTGCTTGGGTAATGAATTGTTTCATTAAGATGTTCTGCTTGCATTTCTCGAAATTGAATCTTTGGTCTTGAAGCTTTTATGCAAGGAAGTGCTTGTGTGGAATCTCCAGTAATATTCTGTATACTAAAATACCATCTAAATTTAGTTTTCATTACAGGAAATTTGAAAGTTACACCATCGAATCCCCACTCGGGATTGGCAAAACTCATGTTATTTGTACAAGCCATATTGTCTCCTGAAATATATAAAAAAAGAGCGAGAAATTTCTCGCTCTTTTTAATACTATTATTAGCTTTTAGGGTTGTGTCGCGCATGGCGTACATGGACATGGTTCCAAATCCACATTCGGACAGAAACTCTTGTAACACACTTCAGAATATCTTAATGTAATTTCAATAGTACATTCATCAGATGAAGTCATATCCAATTCTCCCCAATTGACTGCCTGTGGCCAACAATGCTTTAGTAACCATGCTTCAAGCGGCTGACCGCAACCATCGTAAAGTACAAGTCTTCCAACACCTTCATAGTCAGCTGGGCGACTATTCATCTTCAAGCAGGTAGGGTTGGATATGTCATAAATAGTAGCAATCCAGTTAAGCAATTCAACAGTTGTAGCTGCTGCCGTTGGGCCAGCAACATCATAGTAAGTAATTGTAATTGGTTGCCATGTGCCTTTACCTGGAATCCAGGTTTTAGCATTTAGATAGTTGATTTCAATTTCTTCGATTTCAAGATTAGGTCTAGCACCCATCTTTACAAAAGATGGCGAAACTGTTTTTGATGGATCGCCTTCACAACAATATTCCATATCAAACGTCCAACGAAATTTACGTTTGAATATAACATCGCCAGTACCTAATGGGCCTAAACCCATAGGTATAAAACCAGTTCCTGACCCGCAATTTATTCCATCACCACCACCAAGGAATCCAGATATATCATCAACTATATTGGTGGTAGATGTAACATCTATACCACATGGGCTTGGATCACATGTTGCCATTTTAATCTCCTATTAATCAAAAATATATATTCATTTAACTTTAAATTTTGGATTCAATTTCACTTAAATTATTTCTTAACTCTTCAATCGTTGCTTGCATCTCTTCTTTGCTCATGGCCATCGGCATTGGCGGAACTTCATCATTACATTTTTCTTCGCAAAGAGGTGGATCACATTTTTTAATTCGATATATAGGTTGTGGTATGTAAGTTTTAGCTGTCATGCCGATTTGATACTTCAACACTCGAATTTTAGCATCTCCAGGTTCAATATCTATATTGTTAGATAAGCTATCCAGAGTTACTATTACTTCCCACCAAACACCTTTCACTTGTATATATGCTACTGGAGAAAATTTTGTTATAACTTGTTCTAATATTTGATTCATATCCTCTTCATATAATGTCCAAATGTACAAAGTATAATTGATATTAACTGGTATACCCCTTGTAACTCCATAAAGAGTATCAATCTTGGGACAAGCCTTCTCATGTCCCCAAAAACCAGGCGTAGGATCAGCCCATTTGCTAGCATCCGCAAATGAATAAGCCTTTTGGTAGGTAAATCGTGCCTGGTCAAATGCCATTCCAGCATTCCAAATTGCCATAATCGGGAGTCTTATTCTGTCAACAACTAGAGAATTGTCTTTTCTTGTATTATCTTGCAATATGTAAGCTACTGCTTTTTCTTGACTTGCCCATATAATAGGTGTTACATGTGCCTTGCCTTCTTCATCTATAACAAAAGTGTTCCTAAACATGTCTAACATAGCTTCATCAGCAGCACGAATACCTCTGGAATAACGATAGATAACATCACGATCAGGAGTGTCCAGATCATTAATAATTTGCCCTGTCTGAATGGGATCACAAAGACCATGTTGTCCTAAACCCAACTTATTAAAGGTTTTTCTTCGAGTCCAATCTTGTCCTGAGCGGCGTGCAACTCGTTTTTGCGAAGGCCAGCCATCATCGGTACATTGCTCAGGAACTGGATCAATATTATCTGGATTTTTATTATCACGCGGGTTACAATCTGCTAAGTATTTCTCAGCATTTTGTTCTTTCATGTTGGTCATATTATTGCCTCAATATATTTAATATATAATGCATATGAAAAAACTTAAAATAATGAAGACTAGTAACAATAAACAAAAACCAGTGATACTTAATATCCGTGGTTCCTTACCTAAAGCTAGAATTCCTTTTAAGTTGTTTGTGAACTTCAAGCCTTCTAATGTATCTCCGAAGTTGAGTTTGAGCATTGATTTGGTGGTGGTTTAGTATTAAATAATGTCGTATTGTTAATTGTAGTTCCATGTTGATATCTTGGGTCTTGGGTAATTTTCCCTTCACCCGTAGTAACAGATTCCTGGAATCTCTGAGCTATAATAGTCATTTTTAATTCGCCCCAAAGATAGAAATCACCGTAATTGCGTTGAATAATTACCCAATTCTCGCCTTTATGTGGTGTGAACAATCTTGACCCAATTTTTGGCGGATGTCCAATAGCTTGTAAAACTGACTGAGCATTAAACTGGAACTGAATTTCATCAGGAGCATCAATTCCAAACATGTTAATATAGTTTTGAGATGGAATAGGTTCATAGGTTCCGTATAACTGTATCGGGGTATTGGACCATAGTTTGCCTCTATCCTCTCTATAAAGCGGATCAAGCGTGTTTTTTATTTGAATGAATACTTCAAAATAAAATATGGGTGATCCTGCAATTTCTATAATTTCCTGGT